AATATAGTTCTAAAAAGACTAACGCAGCATAGATAAGGAGTATGTATGGCGAAAACTAATTTTCTGATTGGACGCGGCGAGTTATTAACCAATGATATTCCCGGTCCAAAAAGAGCCCCAGGAAAAGCTGAGGTGTACTCTCTTTATGAATCGAAACAGCGCCTGTTACCGCAAATTGCATCTACGATAGAAAGTTTTGCTAAGTTACCTGGTCGGGCATGTCCTGACGATTATGCAGTAGCAAAGGTAACTATCAATCCAAGCTATATTGCGCGATCCTTTTTCCCTGCGAAGATGTTGAAATCGACCGGATTAACGTCAATTGGGAGCAGGACGGTTAGAGTTACGCCGCAAAGCTGGAAACGCAAAGTTGCTGTTTCTGAGGTTACAACAACACAGATGTTTATTGCGGGTAAAAGAGAATCATTCGAAGAGTTACCTCATTGGGTGTCTGGGCTTAAAGAGTTAACTGATGAAGCGATTGATTTTGCGCGTATAGAAAAGTTTGAAGCTTATTTGCCTGAAGAGCGTATTGTTACCGCAGGTGATATGGATACGTCGTATTTTGAGGTTGGCGTACATCTGTTGGCTGAGGATGGACAAGATTTGATCCAGCAACAATTTGTTCGATTCGCGTCAACTCTGAACATCAAAGTACATACCTCTTTAGCTTTTACCGCAGGTACGTTGTGGTTCGTGCCAATTCAGGCAGATCGAATTGCTATTGATAAGCTCGCGAAATTTACATTTGTACGCGTAATTAGACCTGTACCAAAGTTACGTGGTATTAGGCCTATACAAAGGGCTTCTGGGCCATTGGCCCAGTGTAAATTGCCTACTGAAGGGCCAGTATCTTCAGAAATAAAAGTCGCTATTCTTGATGGTGGTTTACCATCAGAGCATGCTATATCTCCGTGGTTAAAATCCTACAGGGTTTTGGACGATCATGCAGAAGATGATCCTGATGGTTTAGAGCATGGTTTAGCCGTATCTTCGGCTTTTTTATTCGGGCCAATTAGTAACAAGTCAGAGGTGCAAAGGCCATACTCTTATATTGATAACTTAAGGGTACTGGATAATAAGACCTGCCAAGAAGATCCTCTGGAGTTATATCGAACGTTGGGCTTCATTGAAGAAGTATTGTTGTCTCGTCAGTATCAATTTATCAACTTAAGTTTAGGGCCGGATCTACCAATTGAAGATACGGAAGTTCACGCTTGGACCTCTGTAATAGATGATTTATTAAGTGATGGCGAAACACTAATGACTGTTGCTGTTGGGAACAATGGCGAAATGGATCGTGAGTCAGGTAATGCAAGGATTCAAGTACCATCTGATTGCGTGAATGCCTTGGCTGTTGGGGCTTGCGATAGTGTTAATGAAACTGAATGGAAACGAGCACCATATAGTGCTATTGGGCCGGGTAGAAGTCCTGGCGTGATGAAGCCTGATTTAGTTGCGTTTGGTGGCGATATCGACGAGTACTTTCATGTATTGGGAAAAGGTAAAAAACCTGTCATCACACCGCAACGGGGAACAAGTTTTGCTTCTCCTTACGCTTTGCGTGCGGCCGTTGGTGTTAGGGCGATTTTAGGAAGTGATTTGAGTCAACTGGCGATAAAAGCTTTATTGATTCATGCTTCAAAACCGCTTGATCACGCTTGCGCTGAAGTGGGTTGGGGGAAACTACCTGAGGACTTAAACGACATCATTGTCAGCCCTGATGGTGTTGCTCGTATTGTCTATCAAGGTGAATTGAAGCCAGGAAAATACTTACGCGCTTCTCTTCCCATTCCTGAAGGTGGCTTGAAAGGTAAAATAAACTTAACGGCAACTTTCTGTTATGCCACAACAACAGATCCGCAAGATTCGTCTTCCTACACAAAGGCTGGTCTTGAGGTTACATTCCGCCCAAATGATTCAAGAGTTAAAGATGGTAAACAGAATGCTGAAACTAAAGGATTTTTTGAGCTAGCCAAATACTCAACTGAAAGTGAGCGGCGCTCTGATATGGGCAAATGGGAAACTGTGCTGCACAGTTCAAAGAACATGCTGGGATCAACTTTAAAAAATCCTGTGTTTGATATTCACTATAACGCTCGTGAAGCAGGGGCTAGCATAGCGAGTCACAAGGCGGAAAAGATAAAGTACGCTCTTATCATCACCGTGAAGGCAGCGAAGCACCAAGACCTGTATAACGAAATTTTACGTGCTTACAATCAGGTACTGGTTCCAATTCAACCTCAAACCTCCATTCCAATTCGTTCATAAATATTCATTACAACGAACCCCTCATGCGAGGGGTTTTTTATATGCACAATAGTGCGCAAAATTGCACAAAAAAATCAGCCCTTTTATTTGTGGATCTCCCAAGGATCTATGCTGGCTGACGGTGGATCTGCAAGTGCACAAAAAGACGCGTGTTTGTCGCGCGCAGGTGACGGGGGAAAGCCCACGCGACGGGGTAGGTAGGGGGTAGCCTCAAATAACGCGAAATCAGCGGCATTTTGGCCCGCTGACGCGTTTTGATTGCGGTGTACTGGTTCAGGTATTAATACAGGGTGAGGCGCTTAGAATGGCGCTGGTGCGCTTTGTGATTATATTGAGCATGGACGCCGCCGGGTGGCGGCTTCCGGGTTACTTACTGGTTTCAAGCAGGGCATAAGGTTTAAAGCGGATCACCTCCTCACCTAGCCAGTCGTTTACATGCTTCAGCGCTTCCATTGCGGGCATCAGTTCATTGATGGCAAACACGCGCGCGGCCTTCTCTACGTCACCAAATGAACCATTTCCATCAGGCATGGCTCCCATCAGTTGAGGTGGTACGCGGTGCGCTGCCAGAATGTCATCGCGGGTTACTGATTTGATATTCAGAAACTCATCTTTTGCCGATATCTGGCTGAAGGGCATAAGCTGCACACCATCTTTGCCTCCCCCTGGCGCGTGCAGGAGTAAGTTTTTAAAGGCCCCTTTTCCACGTGCGTCAGTAAGCGTCTTTTTAATACTTTTCATGCTTTCATCATCCACGGTTGGGGGAGGCGCTGATATATAAAGGGGTTTACACCGTTGATGAAGTGGCGCACGACGGCCCGCCAGACCGTATAACGGTTACGGCCCGTAGCGCTGATTTTCTTGAAGAATTCAACGTTAAACGCGAAGTGTCCTGGCACGATGTAACCGTGGAGCGTGTAGTTTCGGCAATTGCCAAACGCTATGGCCTGAAAGCGCAGATCAGCGATATGTTGATAAATATTGAGATTGACCACGCCGATCAGACTCAAGAAAGCGATATGTCATTTTTGACAAGGATGGCGGAAATGCTGGGTGCAATCGCCACGGTAAAAAATGGTTATCTGTTATTTATCATACCCGGCGGCGGCTTCACCGCGTCAGGCAAGCCAATCCCTTCCATAGCGATCACACGTAGCAGCGGTGACAGGCACAGATTCAGAATTGCAGATCGTGATGCTTATACCGGTGTCAGGGCGTACTGGCTGGATTTAAATTTTGGCAAAAAGAAAAAGGTCAGCGTAAAGCGCAGGGCATCGACGAAAAAGGCCGACAAGAGCAGCAGCCGTGAAGGGGATTATATTGAAGGCGCTGATGGTAATGTATTTATCATGCGTAAGACGTTCCAGAATGAGGATGCGGCCCGGCGTGCAGCGGCTGCGAAGTGGCAACAATTGCAACGTGGCGCGGCTGAGTTCTCTATCACCCTGGCGCGGGGGCGCGCAGATTTGTACCCAGAAATGCACGCAACAGTGACCGGCTTCAAAGCTGATATTGACGCCCAGGACTGGATAATCAGCAAGGTACAGCATGATGTAGACAGCAACGGGTTTACTACACAGCTTAACTTTGAAGCAAAAATGTCTGACTGGATTGCTGAAACTGAATAGAATGAATGTGAGTTCAACTCCCGTGGGGAGTCATCATTATGTTCAAATGTCCACATTGCGGCGCTACGGCCCGCACTCGTACCAGTAAGCCACTCAGTGAAGTTACGATCAGGCAGTATCACCAGTGCCAGAACATGGAATGCGGCCTGTCATTCACCACGCTCAACAGCGTTGAAAAGATTGTCACCCGGCGAGAAAGAAGGGATCAGTTAGAACCCGGATTCATACCGACGGGGGCATTCCCTGTTTCCCATTATGGACGCGATCAGCTTAGTCTGACCCTGTGAAGAAGGCCCCGCTTAAGCGGGGCTTTTTTTCGATGTGTGGACGATGTGTGGACATCGGTAGAAACAAATCTTTATGTTTCTGTGGGTTACAGGGATAAATTAATCACCATCCCTGTCTTCCCACACATGATGTGGGGGTTTTTTTTGCCCATTGTTCAGGTTTGTTAACGCTTTATTCATCCTTTCACTCCACCACCATCCGTTATACTAGCGCCATGGCATGACAGGAGTGTTTATGAATCAATCCTATGGACGG